AACGAACCAACGGTTCTCTTCTGGAACAGACTGCTCGTCAAGTTCTTTTGCCATTTCGAGCATCAGGTTGACAGCGTTGTCTGGAGCAGTGTGAACTGCAATTGGTGTACCAGCAGTACCCAGAGCAGTGTTGGTGTTCAACAGACCACCAGCAAGTGATGCGTCGTCAGCACCGGCAAGGCCAGCACCGTCAGCAATTGCTTGCAGGACGTTGAAGTCGTACTTGCGCTTCAAAGAGTATGCACCTGAAGAAGTAGCCAGTGCCTCAAAGTTAACATGAGACTGACGCTCTTCGATGTCATCGATTTTGAACGCAAATGCGTTTGCTTGGTCAACAACCATTGTTGTCTGGTCGTCAGCCAAGTCTTGTGGGTTAACCACAGAGCCACGTGAGTAGGCACTTACTGTGATTGTAGGTTCTTTAATGATACGTACTGTATCGCCAAAGTTCTCAATTTCGCCAGCGTAATCAGTATTCGTGATGTCTTCAGCAACCGAAGCGCGACGAAAAAACTTGAGGACTTTCTGGCTAAAGATTTCCGGTGTAAAGTTACCGGAAGGCAGGTTATTGTAACCTGCAGCGCGATTAAAAGCCATCTGCTTTTCCTTCCATTTTGAGGTTTATTCTAAGAGTTGAAGTCGATTCGCCCTTCAGACCGTGCCGCGTCCAATTCGCTTTCCAGCTTTTCGAACTCGTGCGCTTTCATCTTGGCGATTTGTGAAGCTTTCCAAATCCGTTTACCGTCTGTAGTTTCAGCCTTAATTTCCCGTGCTGGGGTTTTTGTTACGGCTTCTGCTGCAGATGCAGACTTGGTTTTCTTCTTGGTAGTCGTTAAGCCTGTGTCGGCTTTGTAGAGGTCTATGACCCGTGCCGCCCATTTCACATCGGTACTGTTCTTGTAGATACCTTCTGCAATAGAGCTTGGCTGCTCTTCTAGCCATGAAAGGAACTGCTGGTCCGTTTTGATTTCATTAAAGTCGGGGTGCAATCTGAGAAGCTGCTCGTAGGCGTTTTTCTTCTCTAGGGCTTGTTCCCGTTCTTTAATCGAACCTAGTTCTTCACGTAGTTTTGCAACCTGTGTTTCGGTCTGCATACTTGAAACTGTTTGAACAACTTCGAAGACATCTGGATAGCGTTCCTTGAACTCTTCCAGTTCTTCCATTGTTCGCGGTGGAGTTACGCCTCGTGGCATTTCCGCCGCATGGTTCGTCATTGTCTGGCGAAGGGATTCGATTTCACTTTTGAACTCGTTTACCTTGTCGTCATAATGACGTTTCAAGTCGTCATACCGCTTTTTGTAGTCGTGGTCGTCCGAAGCTTCCTTCTTTTGTTCCACGAAACTATCGCCCGCTTGCTTTTGCTGAGTAGCCGCTTCTTTTTCTGCAGGGTCAGCATCTTCTTGGGCTTCTACACCCGCCTCATCTTCTTCGTCTTGGTAAACTTCATCGCGATACTTTCCACGATATAAGTTTTCGTTGTTGACGGTTCCAAAAGAGTCGTTTGCTTTGTTGGCACGGTGGCCTCTTGCTTTTGCCATTTTATTTACCTCACTTGCGGGGCCACATGGCTGTGGGTAGCCGCTCCGGTTGTGCTGGGGCCACGGGTTCGTGGGTAGCCAGCGAATTCTTTAGGCTAGGAAACCGCCTCGCGCTGCTTGGACAGGCTGCTGTCCGTTTTGTGCAATGCGCTGTTCGGTTTTCCGAATGCCTCGTTTATTAATCTTTTCTAGGCGGTCTTCGCCGATAATCTTTACTAGGTGCGGGGCTATGGTTACTTCACCACTCGATACCGCAATGTCAATTAGGTTTGAGTGCCGCTCAAAGTCTTCCGTTGAAAGACCCCTGCGAACCGCTTCCTTTTGGGCATCCATAATCATTTTACGGATATCTTGCTCTCCCGCGAACTCGACGGCAGCAGCGTTTAGGATGTACGTACCCTCTTTAGCCTTCATAGGGCGGTCGTCAGCGACTTTAGCCCCATCCGTGACCTGTGATGGCGGAGCGTCAATAAAACCGCTCTGTGGAGCTTGTACCCCTGCTGGCGGGGTTCCCATAGCGTAGCCGACAAGACCGCCTCTTGCCCAAGCCCTTCCTCCAGTGCTGTCCCTGTCAGAAGGACCGTCCCTGTCAGTACTCTTGTCACTACTGGGGCCACTACTGCTTCCGCTACTGCTTCCGCTATCGCTACCTTTGTCTGACGCACCGTCGTTATTGTTGTCGCCAAAGCCGGGGTCATAAGCATCTGTCATATCATCAGCGGGAGCAGACGAAACCGAACTAGGGCTTGTATCCACAGACTCATAGTCATCAACATATCCGGGACTATATCCCGGAGTACCCGGACCGAAGGCTGCGCCACTGCTAGTCACAGCAGTTCCTACGCCTTGACCTGCTATGCTCGAAGAACCGGCCCAGCCTGTAATACCGGTCTGTTCAATACCACTTCCCGGTGCGCCACCTTTTGGTGTTCCGACAAATCCTGCTGTACCGCCCGTATATGTACCTGCCGTCTGTGCTTTAGTGATAACAGATAGGTTAGTTTCTACCATTCCGTCAACTATGTCTTTAAAGTTCTTATTTGTAGAACGAGCCTGTGCAAGCGCACTTTTAATTTGGTCGGAAGTAAGGCCATAGTTTTTAGACATTGCATTCACTTGGTCCATGCTGGCATAGTAAGATTGGGTTCCAAAACCATTTACAAAATTTCCATCTGCAGTAATAAAACCTTTTCCCGGTCTGGAAGGGTCTACCTGTAAACCTCCTACATCAGCAATCTTATCTCCGACAGAATTCCCTTTTCCATCATTGAATTTGAATGTAGTAGGTACATACCCCTTAGATATTGCTTCAAAATTCTTTACTTGTTCGTAGCTCAGACCTCTCATATTCCCTGTGTAGGCACTAGAACCGGGTGCGCGAGTAATACCCCCCATACCAAAATCTAACGCAAAGCCACTGTCGTAATCTCCATAAAATCCTGAAAAGTTTTCCAACCCACTGTTAGCCATGTTCATTGCTTTGATAGCGGCAATATCATTATACTGAGTATAGTGAAGAGCATCTGTAACAATTCCTAAAATGCCATTTGGACGCATGCTTTGATGTCCGAAAGCATTAGTAACCGGCTGACCAAAAAGAACACTCCCGACTAAAGGCATGCCTTTTGAAAAAACTAATTCAAAACCTTTTTTTGCAATGGTATTTACATCTAAGTTTTTTACAGTCGTTGCAGCGTTTTCTACTGCTCCTGTGACAGCATCTGTAGTACCCGTAAAAGCTTTTGAAAAGCTAACGTCTGAAAAATTACCAGAAAGAACAGGGCCTAGTACGTCAATACCAAAACCATGAGACAAATCATTTAAACCAGCCGCGTTTAAAGAGTCAGCGTAAGTGCTATACCGCTGGTTTTGTACAGCATCAATACCAAAACTAGGAGCGGAACCGCTAGAGGTTTCATCAGAAGACCAGTCTTGACTTGTGCTATTTAGCAAATCGAGTACGGACTGGCTGTTGTCTGTTTCACCTCTACTGTCGTCAGTTGTGCCAGAAGGTTCTGTAACATCGGGGACATCAAGTTCGATGCCTGTCCAATCTCCCATACTGCGCAGACCGTAATACTGACTACCAAAATCTACATAGGATGACATGTACTCTTGACGAGTCAAGGCAGTACCAGTTCCGCTACGCTGTTTGTCGGTATCTTCTAATCCTATATCTAGGATGTCAACCATTTTTTACAATTGCCTCGTGGTTAACCTTCAATTGAAGGAGGGTTTCCAGTAAAGCCGCTTTCCCCTGCAGTTGGCGCAGTTCCGACTCCGATTGTGCCGTTACCAGACCCCTGTAAGTCTGTTCCTTCAGGACTTGGAGATACGCCTCCAGCCCCTGCCATATCTGCGGCTGGGCCAGCAGCGGCCCCACCAGCTTCGCCTGTTCCTTGCTGTACATTTGCCATCATTCCTTTTAACATCTGTGCGTAGAGTTGTGCTTGGTTGGCATCGTTGACTAGGCTGT